TCTCCACCCATTTCGTCTTCGGCCCCGGGTGTTTCGGCCCCGCCTTTGGCTCCAGTTGCAGACTGTACGCCGCCCATTTCAGATGCCGTACTCAGGGCGCCTGATGAAGCGCCGGTTGCCTCTGCTGCCTTCTCAATCATTTGATCGATCTTCTTATCGTAGAATCGCTCTCTTTGATTGCGGACAAATTCCTCTTCTGAGACGTTTAGAATGTTCTTTGCAACCCATCTTCTGCTGAAGATTTGTTCTGTAGCTGGGCCTACAAGATTTAATTTCTGTGTCCAGTGCTCAATTTCTTGCAATTCGGCAATTTTCGAAGGATTGTGTAAATGCAATTTAAAAGAAACCAAATCGTGGCCCTTATATCCAAGAGTGTATAAATGAACGATCGCTATCTTTTCCAATTCTGATATAACCGATCGTTGCAATCTTTGAACAGTTCTTGCGAATCTAATATCCTTTTGCGCCAACGAGCCTTTATCTTCTTCGCCTCCTTCGCCGCGAATTAAATAAGACATTGGAATCTTAATTGCGGCAAACAACTTGTCTCTCAAATACTTAACATCATCGATGTCGCCGGCTCTTGCTTGGCCGCCCAAATTCTCAATTTTTGTTCCACTAGCTCCACCACGAACGGGAATCCAAAAATCTTCTTCAATCGAAGCTGGGTTGTATCTTAAGTCAACTTGACCAGAACTAGCATCAACAACGCTGTGTCTTCTCATCTGCGTCATTGCTTTTTCAACGAATTGCTCAACTTCTTCTGGTGGAATGCCACCGACATCAATATAAAACACGCGGCGGTCGGGGGCGCGAACAATCCTGTATGCCATCATCGCATCTTCCAACAGCGTCATCTGTCTCCAGATTCTTCTAGCCGGGTCAAGGACGCTTGTTCCATATGGCGCATATTTATCGTTTCCAAGCACTCTAAAGTGAGCAACTTGCCAATTTTCCAATGTCATCGCGGCGGTGTTCCACTGATATTGGACATAGTTTGGGTTGGTAGGATCTTCACCCTCTAGCCTTTCAACTTCGCCGGCCGGCAGGCCAATTGCACTCTTAATGCCGATCTTGTCGTCAATGTCTAGATAAAGAAAAAAGTCTCCGTATTTGCACAAAGTTCTAGTCCATCCAAAAAGATTAAATTCAACATTTAATACTTGGTAATATAAAGTTTCTAGTACATTTTTAATTTCTTCATTTGTACATTCAATTTTTAATACTTTGCTAAATTGAGTATGCGTTGTAATCTCATCAGCATATATGTCTAAAGCGGAAGCTAATTCTGGCGTAAATTCCATTTGATCAAAATCACCATACCGTTCAGAACGATGTTGTTGTTTCATCATTCCAGTCATAATATGGTCATATGGGTTATATGTTTTCTTTTTAAACTGCTGACCACTGGCGCTTCTGAAAGTAGAGCCATATTTATCCAGCTTATGTCTTCTTAGTTTTCTAGCATGTTGTTGCCGATAATTAATAATTGGGCCTGAAAACAATCTCGTCAACTTCTTAAATAACGATGAACCCGGATTATGTGGGTTGTTCCCTAAGCTTCTTCTTTTATTTTTTATATTTCTATATGCCATTGTTTTTTACTTCCGGAAAAAAGGCTTATCTATGTTCATAACTATATCTCTCGGATTTGGTTTAATATATTTATCTCTATTGTGTTGTTTCATGCCGTCGACAGTTGTACTAATAGATTTTTTTGTTTTAAACAAGCAATTCAACATAGCCCTCTTATATGCAACCTCTTGTTTGTTTATCGTTAACGCCGTTTCGCGAATCCAAGACGCAATGGCACAGGCCATTACTAAATCATCATTGTACCCGCGCATTGCTTGCGCTTTGCCGTTATGCCAAACAAAGGTCTTGAGTTCATTGTACAGCCTATTTGATTTTATTTTTATAGCCCCGTTTCTAATTAGCTCTTCAAGTTTTGCAATTACTAGTGGTCGCGTTTTAACTGTCGTGGTAAACCCCGGGGAAACTGTTTTTTGTTGTTCAGCCAAATACTGATCAACGTGCTCATGGTTGCCTTTTCTGGAATAATAAAGATTTGGATGAGCCATATTAATCAATTTATCTAAAACAGACATACCAATTGAATTATTTTCAACTACTGTTAAACAAAAACCATACTCTTTGCTTGTCTCGTAGATTAAAGGTGCAAACATATCAATTGGTAGTTTGCCCTTATATTCTACAACGTGTTCCATTGTCTCCGAATCAAAAATATGAAAAGTAGAATTATCCTGCCCATCGCCTCTGGCAACATCGGCTACCAAAAAATATTTTTTTGATACATCAAATTTTTTCCATATCCACAAATTTCTATCAAACCCAGTTTTATACATTGGCTCTTCTAGCAGGCTTTCAATCTTTTCCAAATCCACGCCGGCAATTAATGTTTCACCAGACATATTAAAACTACACTGCAGTTCTTGTGCAATTTCCCTTCTTGACATATTACGGCTTTCTTTCTCAAACCACTCTTGATCTCTCTCCGGGTGCAAATCCCATGGCAACTTTAAATAATTAAAATCATTTAGTTCCTGCTCTGCTTCACTATAAATTTTATGAAACAGATTACCCACCCCATTTGGCGTTGAAGCAACAATACAATCGCCACCAGTTGATAGAGTTGGCAACAGGCCGGCCCACAAAACATCCATATTCTCTACAAATGCAGCTTCATCCACAACAAGCAAAGAAAGCGCCTCAGAACGACCAGCATCGCCAGAAGTCGAAATTGCTTTAACTTCGCTCTCGTTGTCAAGTTTAAAAGAATTTCTATTGTCAATAACAATGCGGGATATCATCATCCACTCTGGTAGAGACTTCATTGCTAATTTTACTTTTTTAACAAGGTGGGCGGCAGTTTGTAGTTTTGTTGCCATAACAACAACATTCTTGCTTCTATGAAACAGCATAAGCCAAGTTATATAAGCAGATATTGTTGTTGATATTCCTAGCTGTCTGGCTTTCAAGACAACGTTGTAACGATGGTCTAGAAAATCTCGGACTGCATCTTCTTGAAAGGAATATAAATTAAAAGTCACCAGCCCTTTCATGGGGTGGGAAATTCTAACATAATTATTAATAAAATAGACCGGATCTTTACCGCATTTAATAAGCTCTTTCTTTATATTGGCTTTTGTTAAGTGGTATGTTTTTGCCATTCAATTTTTTATTATCCCTTGTCAACTTCACCCGGCTCTGGTCGTTCTGGATTCTTCTTGAATCTGTTTTTCGGATTTTGTTTTGAAGAGAGCGATAAGAATTTTTTAATTGCGGCGTCGACTTTATGTTCGTCTCGCCAACTGGAGCTTTTCTCTTCGTTGTCCTCTACTTCACTTACATCCAGACCGCCAATTTTATATCTCTTAGATGACTGAACCCAATTTCGAACATTGGACATGCGCTGAATCAATGAGTTCGCATCGCCGGCAGAGGTTAAATTGAGGGCTTTGCCTGTGGCCTTTTTGTATTCTTTCTTTAAATATTTAACAATATCGTTGAATGTTTGTTCGATTTCATCTTCGAAGTTTTTGGGGCCGTGGCAGTGTAGGTCTTTCATATTGACCTCACCGTTATATTTAATAATTAAATGATTGCCGTGAAATTGACACCCAAAGCCATCCATAAGTCCACCACGAGAGTCGACATTGATATCTTCTACCTTTTCTCTGTTCAGCCCAATCTTAACTAAGTCTCTTTTGGCGCCGTCATAAAAATCCATCATGCCGTCTTCCTCGTAAGCGCCGTCGTGTTTTTTCGACAATGCTTGAGAAATCCCCATGATTATACTATAAAGCTCATTTGACATTTGATTTTATCCTCTCCCACTTTTTTTGCCAGTGGGTTTCAACGCCCTCAATATGTTTAACATAGCACTCATAACAACATCTAAACTTATTCATGTAAAGTTCGTCTCTGTTGTAAAAAGAATATGCTTCGCACAAAGGACATTGCCTATTCGTTTCTCTATTAATTAGTTTCTCACTTATAAAAAACCCACCTACATCAACCTTATCGGCAAGTGTCTTTTTCTCTGCTTCTTGTTTCCTTAGATTTTTTAGCTGTTCCAGATATTCTTTTTCTTTTTCTTCGTTCCAGCCAGAGGCAGGATTTTTTATAGCCGCCTCTCCATATTTTTTTGCTATGGCTTGTTCTAGTTTCGCTATATAATTAAGATCTTTTTCTTTCATTTCGCAGTCTGCACCGCTGCATAGAATATGCCCATCGATACAGTCACGCCGACAATAATACCGCCGGTAAAGAACCAGTGATTATAATCGTTGGGTGTTTCAAGCGTT